AATACTCCTCAAAATTCTCCACCTGCTCCATAACTTTCTTAAATACTTCCGGGCTATATTGTGGTGGATAACCATTCTTAACTAGACAAATCTTTATTTCCAATTTCAACTGGTCTCTTACATTTTGATTGTTAAGCCAATCAGCAAAGGAAGATTTTGTATCAATGATTTCCTTTACCTTTATTGCCAAGTTTTTGCACTTATCATTGATTACAATACCGTCAACCTCTTTATCCGTTCCATACTCAAAATTATATTGGTCACGCATAGAAATCAAAATATCATAAAATGCCTTTTCCTCAAAAGTAAGTCCTATTTTTCGGAAGCTTTCTCTATTTTCATCCATTGCTCTAAGTATAGCTAACGCCTGCTCTGTTGCAATTTTAATAATGTCTTCCGAAACTTGTTCCTGTGCCTCACCGGCTTCTTCAGCAGTAAGATGTTTACGTCTTTCATGATATTCTGCAATCGTCTTTTCCAACATTTCCTGAAATGATTTTGCAGCTAACTGATTAACTTTTCCATATTCCTTAATTTGTTTACGGAGCATTTTCACAAGAAGTTCCAATTTAGTTGCCGGCATTTTGACATCAGATAATTTTTCAAAATATTCCGGAGAAAAAATATCTTCTTCCTCTCCGCTTTCAAGAACACTTTCCACCTGATTATATTTTAATGCTTCTTCAACCATCTTTGAAACTGCACGATTCATCGTATCAGTGTCTACTTCACTTGTTCCGCTCATCTTACGAACAAAACCTGCTATAGCCATAAAGCATTGTGCAAGTGCAGATTCTTCTTCTCCAAGATATCCGGAAGGCTGACAAATATCAAAAGCTGCCCTCATTCGTTTTACTGTCTTTAAAAAGTAGGTTTTGAAAGAAACTTTCTGAACACCATTATTTCCTTCCGACTGTAATTCTTCTGTTGATACAAATACATATTCTGCTGCTTTTGCAAGAAATCTATATCGTTCTATCGGATCACATTCCAGATTTAAAAATGGTGATAAATCATAACCTGTGAACATGTTTTTCAATACTTCAAGTTCTTCTCTAAACACTGATGTAGCCTGCTCAATATCCTCTTCCGGAATCTGCAACTTATCCGCAAATAAATGCTTATTGACTTTTCCAGAGCCTATGCTGATATATCCCTGGCTCTCGGATTCCTTATTGATTTTGCGCATCGTCTTGTACGCAAAGTCTTCTTTGCAACCGAGTAAAATCATAACTTCCTTTACGGTCAGAAATGGTCTCGGTGCGGTTCTTACTGCTCCCATAAAACCTCCTATTCCAGGTTCTTTTGAACCCAAACTTTTAGATTTTGTGATACAGCTGTCAGCTCATCCAAGTTGCTAAGTATGTCCTGCAAAATTGGTTTTTCATCCTCAGATATCACTCCGTCGGCTACGACATCTAAAAGATTTTCTTTTGATTCCTGTACCTTTTTGAGTGAAGCAAGGGCTCTTACAGCAATTCTGTCTAAGCTTTCTGTATCAACCAGCGGTACATCCTGTCCCAAAGGACAGCTATACTTGCAATAGTGATTTCTGAGTTCCGGTGCATTATAAAGATCAGCCATTCTCAAAATCGCATCAGCTGGGATAATCTTTGTAATACCTAATTCATAATCAGCAAGTGTACTAGCAGAAATTCCAAGAAGTTCAGCCGCTCCTTCACGGCTATTCAACTTGTCATTGTATTTTGCAGCCTCTTTTCTGCATTTACAGTAGATATTGTCAGCGGCTTTCGTAGGGTTTGTTCCCATTTATTTTTTCCTCCATTTCGACTAAACTTTAACTAAGTTGAAGATACTTGAACTTTTGAAGCAAAAAAAATTTCAAATGTTCTTCGTTCCGATAAGTCCAGTACAGAGGCGATACGATTGGCTAACTCTATATCTACGGAGCATTTTCCATTCTCAATAAGGCAATAACTGCTCCTGTCTTTGAACCCCAGCTGTTCGGCCATATATTTTTGAGTGTAGCCCTTAGCTTTCCTCTCGGATTTTAGTAGTTCAAGATTCATCACTTTTCTCCTTTCATGTTTTAGTTTCTTCAACTTGTGTTTATAATACTTCAACTTCTCATTTATGTCAATATCTTAGTTGAATTTTTATCAACTTTGTTGAAAACAGTTTAATTTCAAGGAGGTGTCACTTATAATATGTTTGAAAATATTAAACAAAAGGAGGCGGTCTGCATGGCAAACATATCCGACAGAATCAAAATGCTGCGTACTTCTGCTGGTCTTACTCAAGAAGAGTTTGGCAATATATTTGGTATTGTAAAATCAACTGTGTCTCTTTATGAGAGTGGAAAAAGCTGCCCCAATGACCAAATGAAACTTAAAATCTGTAACTATTTTAATGTTCCTTTGGACTTTCTTATTGGTATATCAAATGTTGCCGAATACCAATCCGAAGATTTTAACAAAGCAATCCTTAGTGACGGAAGTTGCCACTCTGCTTTGCTTGATTTAATGGAAATTCGCCATATAACAATGGATGATATTGTTATGGCTACTGGATTAGAAAAAGAAGTTCTGGAATATTGGTGTGTAAACGAAGTTCCAAGCGTAAGACAGCTCATATTGGTTGCTGACTGTCTAAATACATCTGTTGATTATCTTTTAGGACGGACCGATCAGTTTAACCTTCCTTCTGGTGAAGACAAAGATGTTCTTTCATATTATAGTCAGTTGCGAAAAATAGACAAACGATGGGCTGTCGGACAAATGATTGACATTCTCAAAAAATACGAATCCGAAAACGAATCATCTGTTGCAGCGGATGATCAAAGAAAAGTTGTTGGAAAATAATAGACCTCGCGTGGTACCGAGGTCACCATAAAAGATAGTATTTTCTGATTGGTCGTCAGATTGAAAAGGGAGATTGTATGAATTGTATAAAGTGTGGCCACGAAATAACTTCTGAAATGCTTACGAGCGGTATATGCTTTCAATGCGGTGTTCCAACTAGTGATACGGTCGAAGCTTACGAGCGTGCACAGCAAGAAGAAAAACGCAAGAGAGTCGAGATGCAGTCTATTGCAAAGCAAGAACAATTAAGAAAACAAGAGCAATTACAGCAAGAAGAAGTGTTGCGGTATAAAGAACATTTGTTATCCACCGGGTATTCTTTTGAAACCTGTTCTATTAAAAAGTATGTAGGTCTTGTATCTGGTGAATCTGTCATTGGAACAGGATGGTTTTCAACAATGGAATCCAATATTTCAGATTTATTTGGTGTAGAATCAGAAGCTTATTCAGATAAAATTAAGCAGGCCAAAAAGAATGCACTTGATAGCATGATAAAAGAATCCGTTTCAAAAGGTGGAAATGCCATTATCGGAATCTCATATGAAATGATTACTCTAAGCAGAGATATGATAGGTGTATCAGTAAATGGCACATCTGTCGTTGTTAATAAAAAAGGAAATGAGGAGGAATCTATTTATGTATAACGCAGACGAAACCTCACAAAAGATAAGCGATCTGGAAAAAGAGTACAGAAAGTCACAACAGAAAAAAGGGGCTGAATCCCTTATGGAACTGGAAGCACAGGTTCGTGCCAAGCTCAAACGTCAGGCTGAGGCGGATGATAATATCTACGATCCGGAGTTTGAAAAAGAGATTGAAGAAAGGCTGGCCAAGCTCGACGAGGAATCCCGGTCCGAATTCTACCGGATCCGGACACACAGAAAGAATGACGGAATCCTCTCTGCCAGAGAGATTGATCTGCTCACTCTGGAAGCTATGGAGCGGTCGTACTATCATTACAAAGGCATAGAATACGAAAAACCGAAGTATAAGAAAGAATTTCACTTCGGAGGATAAATAAACTGCAAAGGAAAGAAAGGAGTGCGGCATGCCGGCATATAAATATACTTTAAAAAATGGAAAAACAATGTGGTATGCCAACTTCTACTATACCGATTGGACCGGAGAGAAGAAACATATCTGCAAAAGAGGCTTCTCTACGCAGCGTGAAGCAAAAGAATATGAACGTACTTTCATGGATCAGCAGAATGCTACCAGCGACATACTTTTCTCCTCGCTTGTTACCAATTATCTCGAGGATATGGAACACCGACTCAAACCTACCACAATGGAGAATAAGCGGTTTATCATAGACACGAAGCTGCTTCCCTACTTCGGAAGACAGAAGGTATGTGACATTGATACAATCAAAATCCGCAAATGGCAGAATAAACTTATCTCATTCCGAGATGAAGACGGAAAACCTTTCTCCCAGACATATCTGAAAACTGTAAACAATCAGATGTCCGCTATTATGAATTATGCTGTCTCGCACTACCACCTCGCCCTCAATCCCTGCAAGGCCGCAGGCAGTATGGGAAAAAGCAATGCTGACGAAATGAATATCTGGACACAGGCTGAGTACGAGAAATTTTCCAAGGCTATCAGCAAATCATCCATGAAGCTGGCTTTTGATATCCTGTTCTATACCGGTATGCGTTCCGGAGAACTGCTCGCACTGACACCTGCAGATATTCTCCCATCCAAGAGGATAGACATAAACAAAAACTATGCAAAGGTAAAGGGGAAAGAGATATTTCTGGAACCGAAGACACCAAAATCCAAAAGGTGTATATCCATTCCGGATTTCCTGTATGACGATATCCAGGAATACATTTCAAAGCTGTATGGGATTGAAAAGGGTGATCGGATATTCTACTTCCAGAAGACTGCTCTGGAAAAGGAAATGAAAAGAGTGTCTGAAAGAGTAGGTCTGAAGCCGATCAGAGTGCATGATCTGCGGCACTCCCACGCAAGTATGCTCATAGAGCTTGGGTTCTCTGCTCTGGAAATTGCTGACCGGCTCGGTCATGAATCCGTAAAGACCACTCTCGACACCTACTCACACCTTTATCCGGATAAAGATCAGAAGCTTGCGGACCGGCTGAATCAGTTCCGGAACCAGTAAAATGAAGTTGAAATCATCCGCTGATTGTGATATATTAAGCATAAAGAAAGGCATCTGCGGTAACAGATGCCTCTCAGGAGCCCCACTCCAAAAGGTGGAGTTTCCCGAACCGAGCTTTTCTCTTAATTAAGAGACGCCCGTCCTGGTGCCAACAGGGCGGGCATTTTTATTTTCGCTTGTTTCTCTTGTCGAGAAAGGCAAGCAACGCAATAACTAAGCTGCCAAAGGACATCAGCAGAGCTAATATCCCAATGAAAATCGAAATGATCTCATAAGCTGTCATCGGCGCCACCTCCCTTCCTA